ATATCAAAACATAGCTTCATTGACTGGATCAGGCAATACAGCAACTTGTAATCTTACTGGACATGGATATATAGACAATCAAGTTGTGCGTATCAGTGGTGCTGCTCAATCATATTACAATGGTGATTTTATAATAAATTACATAAATCCAAATCAATTTGAATATACAACCCTTACAACAATTGCAATAAGTCCAGCAACTGGAACAATTCAAGCATCTATTTCTAACGCAACAACATTTACATATTCAATATCTCCAGCTTCTGGATTAGCTCCAGCAACTGGAGCAATATCTTATGCTGGAAATGTAACGGGATTAAATGTAATAACAACTGGAACTGGATACACATCTTCTCCTACCGTAACAATAACTCCATCAACTGGCGTTTTTATTGATTTTTCATCAACTGGAGCATTGCCGTCACCACTTGTTTCTGGAATTGCATATAGAGCAGAATCTCCTGATACAATAAATCGCATTTTTACTATTAAAAATTCTGACTATAGTGATGTAAATATCACTTCTTCTGGAACTGGAACGCTATACGTTGTTTTATCACGCGCATTTGGAGTTGATTGGACAAACAATTGGTTAGGTGATTTTACAAGTCTTGCAACTGGTCAACAAATTTACTTTGGATCAGATTACATCCTTCCAACGACTACGCCATCTATTGATAACAGCGTAACTCCAAGGTATCTTAGATATATATCAAATACACTTAGTCAAGTTTATGACACACTTGCACACGCAACAAATCCACCTTCAACAACTGGTCTTATCAACATTGATTCGTTTGGAACTGGTCAAACATATTACGCAATTAGAAAGCAAGTAACTCCATCTGTTGATACTAATTTAATTAAGCCAGCAAGTCTTGCATTCCTTACTGAAGGTGAAACAGTTCAATTTAGTACATCTGGAACATTGCCATCACCACTTACCGCTTCCACAGATTACACAATTAAAATAGTTGGTGACTCAATTCAGGTTTATAGTGGCACAAGTAAAGTTTTGTTTGTCAATTCTGGCATTGGTCAACTTAGTCTTGATATTACTCGCAATGTAACAGTTCAACCATCGAATAACATTGTTGCTAAATCATCGCTTTACGAAACAGGAACGGAACTTGTTGTAAGAGCAAAATTAGGTGATGTTTTGCCAACTGGACTCATTGAAGAAACAAACTACTACGTTCGGCGAATTGATAACAACTCGTTTGAGCTTTACGATACGTTGAATCATGCTAGAGACTTAACTTCCACAACTGGAAGAAAGACATACACGACACCCGGAAACAAGGTAACGTCAACATTCTTCACAGATGCCATTTTTGAGGCAGTTCTGGTGAAATCCGTTGCACACATCGAAAAACCTCTTACAGACGGTTATGTGAGCCTTTACGCATGGGATTACGGGCGCAGCAATGACATGACATTGATTGGTCAGTACCATCCAACGGAAGTAAACCCACAATACCGCAAGATTCGCATTGGGAAACCTTGCGCATGGGCTAGGATTCTCTATCAAGTTACTGCTCCAAAAGTATCGTCGATTTACGATTTTATTCCACTTGAACAAGAACGTGCAATTATTGCAGCAGTTCATGCAGTTGATTTGGAAGACAAAGATTTTGCGGATCAAGCTGTTCGCTACTGGGGAATTGCTTATCAATACCTTAGAAACCAACAAGAATCCATTGATGGTCATGCAATGACTCCACCACAGATAAATAATATCACATATTGTGATGGAACTGATGTAGTTATGTGGTAACATGAAATCAGCACAAATCACATCAGGAAGACAAGTAAAAACTTCCGCTGGATGGTTGCGTGGAGTCAATTCTATGCGCAATCCTTGGGCATTGCCTGAAGATCAAGTAAAATGGGCTGTTAATACTCAATTCCGTGGTGGAATTGTTCAGACTAGGCCGGGCCAATCAATGAAATTGTCTCTCCCTGCTGGCAATTTCCAAGGTGGAATTTTATTTCTTGCTAATAAACAATACAAAGCTGCTGATGGAACTAATCCACCTCAGATTTTTGATGTTAATGGAAATGGCGTTCAAGAGACAGAAATTCCATATATTGTTTTTGCAGTAAATGGAAAAGTATATTGGAGTTCATTCCCGCTTGTTCAGCCTAAATCATGGGTTCCATACCAACTTTCTGGAGTTTCTCTTGATCCAAACGTAAAACAAGTTGTCTTTGCACTTGCGACACAATCAGCAAACATTTCAACTGGTGGAGATGTTTCGATAACTCCATCACATCGTGTTTTATTCATTCAAGATGGCATTTCTGCTCCAGTTTATTGGGATGGAAGTAACACAACTGGAGTTCAATCATCGTCCATTCCAACTGGTACATGGATGTCATACTCTGGTAATCGGTTGTGGATTGCTAATGGAAACATTGTTCTAGCGTCTGATTTAGGTGATCCTACAAGCTGGCAAGAACGCACTACTGGAACTGGTCGTGGTGATTTTTCATTTACTCGTCCCGTTACGGCATTAGCTAATTATGTTGGACAAAATAACGATCAAAAGCTCTATGTATTTACGGATCGTTCAACCTATGCACTATCTAGTGGAATTTTAGACAGAACGCTTTGGGGAACTACCGCAAACTTCCAAACTATTTTATTTCCAAACGTGGGGTGCATTGCTGGTAAATCCATTGCATTTCAAGCTGGTCAAATGTGGTGGTTTTCACAAGGTGGATTAGTTTCTGCTGACGTTGCTGGAAATGCTTATTTGTCTTCTCAAGTTCTATACAAGGACGTTGAAATGGTTCGTGCAAAAGCATACATGGCAGGAAACCAAACTGGCATTTGCGCTACATCTTTTGAAAATTATCTTCTTTATAGCATTCCTTACCTTGAGCCACTAAACTCAGCAACAATGGTCATGGATTGGGCTGTTGCATCTGAAATTAACCAACAAAGAACTCCAGCATGGTGCGGGGTTTGGACAGGAACACGTCCTGTTGAATGGACTACTGGAATCATTGAAGGGCAACCTAGGTGCTTTCATTTTAGTGTTGATTATTCAGCCACAAGTGATGGATCTTATATTTCACTTTGGGAATCATTCATGCCAACCCGTGTTGACTCATATTTGAGCATCAACGCAGATGGTACAACTACTGACCTATTTAATCGCATTTATGCTCAAGTTGAAACTGCTCTTTTGGGTGATGGAATGGATTACAAACAGTTTGTATATGCTGAACTAGAATGTTGTGAGATTGGTGGCACAGTTGACGTTAAAACGTCCTACAGGGGTTCTAAAGGACAATATCAATCAATCCTTGACACAAGACTTCTTGCTGTCACTGAAAACTACCAATGGGAAAACACTCCATTTGCTCCAGAGGTTGAAAAACTAGGTTTTCTCAACACGCAATATCGTCGTTTGATTACTGAGTCAACAACTCGAAATGCCACGTCATTAACATGTGAGTCCAAGCTAACAACAGACATTGATAAAGGTTTTTCAATGCTTATTGAGTGGTGCGGTGAGTTTGGGGTTGAGATAATTCGTATGTTCCAAGATCCATGGAGCGAAAGATCAACTGGCGTACCTCAATCGGACGAAACTAAATCATGTGTTCTTGCTCAAGATGGATCAACATTGACTCTTGAGTTTTTACCTAATCCATATGAAGCTCCCAACACAGAACAAAAATCATGGTATGCAAAAGTGTTTAGAACAATCACATTGCCATGTTCACTTCCATCAGTTAGACCATCAATTTCGGCTACGGCATCAGCGTCATTCTTGTCAACTGTTTCTTTCACTCACGCCGAAGAACAAGCTGGAATCTTAGCTGAACAAGCGGCAACAGCGGCAGCAAACCAATATAGACTACAGAATCCTTGTTAATATGCCATCTATCGTTGACGCATCCATAAAAGTAACAGAGTTTCCAAACCGATTTGTATCTCCATTTGGTGACGATCCAGTTGTTCCACTTTATTCATCTGTTCCAATCGTAATTGAAGATAACTCTTGTCTTCCGTGCGTGGTGTGTGATAATTTCTCAACTCGCAATAAAGTTATACAGCAGCAGGCACAGAGATTTAGCGGTTATATTCCTAGTGATCTAGGAGGAAATGAAGTAATAGTAGGCACAAATTAATAAATATGAAACCCAAAATAGACTACAAACTTGTCAGGTCTGGAACCAACGAATTTTTAGAACTTGTTGATTTTGCAGAAGAATTTAACCATACAATTATAGAACATCCAAATGTTAATGTATATGCTCATTATTCTAACGGAAAACTATTTGGATACTCTGACCATGTGTATCTGCCAACTGTTTATCCAGCCTTTCATCCAAAATACACGCATCCAAAAGATGTTATGCAGGTAATGAGTGATTGGAGAGCGCACACGCAACTATCTGGTTCACCCGGATACATTGGTGTTCCGCTAATCAATGATCGGCCTAGCTTTACTAATGACGTAATGTTAAAATTAGGTTTGACTAAAATGGACAGAGAAGTTTACTCTATGACTAATTTTTAACTTATGGGCGGAAAAACTG